TTAGTTTATTCCATTTAGCACACCGTTTCTTTCAATAGCTTTTATTAATTCATTTATTTTCTTTAATGTTTTCTTATCTTGAGTTTGAAAATATAAATATTCTTCCCAGGCTTGAATAGAAAAACTTATTTTCATTATTCCATAGCCTCCAATTCTTCAATACTCTTCATAATTATTTTACCTTCTTTTACTTCATTTATTGAATTTTGTAAGGCACTTATATTTTCAGCTGAATAAAATGGGTCTATTGATACACTAAAAGGGATTCTCTTTTCTCTTGTTAATTTTTTTGCAAATATAGTAAATGCAGTTGTAATATTAATACCTAAATCATTACAAACAATTTCCATTTCTTTTTTCAAATTTTCATCTATTCGTATATTTATTAATTTCATTGACATTTTTACGACCTCCTTTATTATCTTTATATTTGAAAAGTCAAGTTTTAAATAAAAACTCCAAATGACTATTGGAGTTCAGTTAAATCTATTTAAAAGTTAATTTTTTAAGTTTGCTAAAATAATTGTCAACAAATTATCAACAAAAAACTGTCAGAATACAAAAAAGCCCTCAACTTTTTTCAAGTTCGGGCTTTTTTGTAGAAATTAAACTATAATTAGATTTTAATTTTTTAACTACTCAATATACCATTAATTCAAAAATTAAGTGTAGAATAAATTGACTTAACTTGAATTAGGTGGTATCAAAATGGTAACAAAGCAAAATAAAATAACGAATGTTAGATAACATTAAATTATTTTATTTCATCCACTGCCTCTTTCAATTTTTGGATATTCTTATGTACATAAACATCAGAAGTAATTTTATAGTTAGAATGTCCTATCATTTTTATAATTGCATCCTTATCTGCAACATTATCTGATAGAAGTGTAGCAAAAGTATGTCTAGTGTCATGAAGACTATGATAAGACAATCCTAAATCTCTAAAAAGAATTCTAAAATGATTATCAAAAGAATCATAATCATACTCTAAACCATCATATCTTTGCCATAAAAACTTATCCTTACTAAAATACCTACCTCTAAAAAGTTCTATAATTTTATCTGCAATAGGTACTTTTCTAACTCCAGCTTTGCTCTTAGACTTTTCTACTTCAAAATAATAATCTTTTAGAAATATATCTTTTCTTTTAACTCTTAATAGTTCGCTAATTCTTAAACCTGTATAGCATAAGATTAAGACCATATCTATTATTCTATATTTATCAGTTTCATAATTATTTAAGTTATCCCATAATATTTGAAGTTCTTCATAAGTAATAACTCTTTCTCTATCGCTTGTCTTTTTACCTTTTTCAACAGTCTTAGTCTTTAAATACTTAGCATAATTCTTGCTACACATATCATTTAATATTGCAAAATCAAATATCATACTCCAGAAACTTTTTAAAACTCTTAAAGTGCTGTTAGTCAGATTTAAACTATAAAAAATATCTTGAAGTAAAATACCATTTATTTTATTTATTTCCATTTTATGCAACTTTTTACTTCTTTTAAATTGCGTTTCATAATTTGTTAAAGTTCCATCATTCACATCCTTATTTTTTAACCATAAATTATAGACTTGTTCAAAAGTAATGCCTTTTTCTTTTTTCTTGTGTATCTTAATACCTGTATCTTTTATCATATCAAGATTATTTGTAAAATATGCTATTCTGTAAGTTTCTGCCTCTTTTTTAGTTTCAAATACTCCAAGAGGCAATCTTTCATATTTTCCAGTTTTTTCATTAAATTTTTTGTTATCTCTTAATAACCAGGGTTTTCTTCTTTTTCCTGAAAGTTTTGAAACAGTTCCCATTCCGTTTGCTGCTCTCATAAAAAATCACACTCCTTTATTTGCATAATAAAAATGAGTGTGATATAATTTTAATATCTGAATTACAAAGAGTATCACACTCTTAAAAACCCTGCTAGGTGTTCCCAGCACCTTGTGGGGCTTTTTATTTTTTATAGTAATTTAATCATACATTTTAACTGATTCAATTAGTTTGTCTTTAAAATTATATAAATCATTTATAGAATTTATTGCAATTTTAGGACCTCTATCAGTTTTATTTCCTTCTTCATCAATTTCAGGAAATCTAATAAATTTAGTAGAACCATTGAAATATAATCTACAAATCCATTTTGTAACCTTATCATCAATAGTTACAGAAAAATAATTTAAAGTATCTCTATATGTTATTCTGTCAAGTTCTATTGTTCCATATAATAATGCTTTTACTACTGAAAAACCTTGTAATTCTTCATCAGTAGTTATAGGACCAGCTTCAACTTCTGTTATTTCTTCAATCATTTCTTGAGGAGCCTCAATTTGCTTTTCAACAGCTTTATTCACTTCCAAAGCTCCCTCTAATTTAGTTCTAACAATATCATTTAAAAATTCATTTATGGATTTTTTAATAGTATCAGTAAATCTATCTTTTACTTTTTGAGTTTTAACGCCATCATATATTTCATTTAAAATATAAGATATAAAGTTTTCAGTTGGATTATCAAACTCAGATTTTAAAAGTTTTTTAATAGCATTTGAATATTTTAGTTCCTCAGTACTATTTAAAATATTATCTAAATCAAATGTATTTCTAGCAAATTTTTTTAATTCGTTTATTTGATAATCTTTAATTTTTAAAAGATTTATTTCTAAAAATGGCTTTTCATCCATCATATTAGGCTTTTCTAAATCAGTATAAAATTTATAAACAATACCATTTGTTAAAACTCCAATTTTAGCTGGTGTAACATTAAAATAACGAGTTAATTGTTTATCACAATTTTCAAGTGTATTATTACAATCTTTACATTCCACTAATATTCTTGGAATATCATCAATTAAAATTGCATAATCAACTTTTTCACCTTTTGCATCTGCAATATCTGCTGTAAATTCTGCATGAAATTCAAAAGGATTTCTAGTATCATAACCTAACATATCAAAGAAAGGTAAAACAAAAACTGTTTTAGTCATTTCTTCATTGGTTACTCTGTCTTTGTACTTCTCAATTTTTTAGATAACTCTTCAATATTGTCTTTTAAATCCATAAACCCCATCTCCTTTTAAAATACTTTTTATATTTCTTTATTATTTTTTATTTTTATTAAGTTTTCAACCATATCATCTAATAGTTTAAGTTCGTCAATAGTTAAACTATTAGTCTTAGAAAGTATTTTTTTTTGTTTTTCTAAAATTTCTATTTTATCTGAAAAATCTACTAATAATTTAAAATAAGGCATAATTCCAAAATATTTTGCAATTTTTAATAGATTATTAAGTTTAATGTGTGCATCTTCTGAGTTATCTTTGATTCCAACTATGTACATAATATCTTTTAAATTTATATTTTGTTTCTTACATAGTGAGTTAATTATTTCTCTAATTTGTGAAATTCCTATTTCTGAAAATTCTACCAGACTTAAAATATTTTCATTAAAATCTTGATAATATACATCAGATGAAGGAGGTATAAATTTCATTAATTTTTTTGTATTATTTTTATTAAGTTTCTGATTTTCTTCTAAATCTAAAATGGTCTCAATTGTATTTATTCCATTGAAAATATAATCTAATGAAATATTAAAATATTTACAATATAAACTTGCATTTGGGGTCGATATGATTCTTTTGTTATTTTCCCAACGTGAAATCATACTTTTGCTAATATTAGCATTATAATTTTTATTAAAAATTTCTGAAAGTTGTTCCATAGTCAAACCTTTATCAATTCTTAATTTTTTTAATTTTGATCCTAAATTCATATTATCACCTTCTTAATCTAAAAAAAGTATAACATATTTTTTCATTAAAGACAACTTTTTTATTTTTATAAAAAAATGTTGACTTTTAAATCAAAGAATGTTATTATAATTTTGTTGACGTTAGATTAAGCTTTTTAAAAGGAGGTATTTATGAGAAATTTTAAATTAAAAGCATTTTTTACTCAAAATGGAATAAAATTTAAAGATGTAGCAAAAGATTTAAAGATTACAGAAAGTACTTTTAGTCAAAAAATAAATCGTAAAAATGGAAAAGATTTTACAACAAGAGAGATTAGATATTTATGTGAGAAATATAACCTATCATCAGATAATTATTTTTTTTAAATATTTTGTTGACGTTAGATTAAGCTTTTTAAAAAGGGGGATGATATATGAAAAATAAGTAAAAATTATAAATTTAATAAATATAAAAAGGAGGAGTATGGACGAAAAACTTATTGAAGAAATTAAAAAAAGAAGTCAATTAAATGAAATGGAATTAAAAATAGAAGTAACAGATATGAAAAAAGAATTAAAACGCTTATCAGCAATAATTTTTGTAAATACTATAACTATTTCAGTTTTAGCTACTGCTATTTTAATTTCAATTCTTAAATAATGCTATTACTAATAAAAAGGGAAAGGTGGTATATGAAACAAAAATCAAGAAAATATAAAAAATACATAAGAAAACAAATAAAAAAGGAATCTCAAACTCAAATTAAAGAGTTGGAACAAGAAATATCTAAAACAATAGGTACTAATCTTTTAAAAGCTCTTGATGAAATTTCTTAAGCATAATTTTTACAGTTTTAGATGATTATAGCACAAAATAAGGAGGTGGAGGATATAGAAAAATAATAAAGAAAAGATATAAAAGTAGGGACAAAAATAAAAAATAAAGGAGTGATTGAATGGATGAATTAATAAAAATAGAAATTAAAAATAATCAACAATTGGTTAGTGGGAGAGAATTGCATAAGTTTTTAGAAATAGGAACTGAATACATGAAGTGGTTTAGTAGAATGACTAACTATGGGTTCATTGAAAATGTAGATTTTATGGTAATCGTCAAAAATGACGAAGACGATACAGCCTTTGGTGGTATAAGAAAAAGTACAGATCATTTAATGACACTGAATATGGCAAAAGAAATATCAATGTTGCAAAGAAACAGAAAAGGAAAACAAGCAAGAATATATTTTATAAAATGTGAAGAGGCTTGGAATAGTCCAGAGATGATATTAGCAAGGGCTAATCAAATTCAATCACATATGATAGAAGATTATACAAAAAAGATTGAATTACTTGAAAATAAAGTAAAAGAAGATAAGCCAAAAGTACTGTTTGCAGAATCAGTAACAACTTCTAAAACTTCAATATTAGTTGGAGATTTAGCAAAAATAATAAAACAAAATGGAATTGATATAGGACAAAAGAGATTATTTGAATGGATGAGAGAGAATGGATATTTAATAAAAAGACAAGGATCTGATTACAATATGCCGACTCAAAAATCAATGGAACTTGAATTATTTGAAATAAAAGAAACAGCAGTAACTCATTCTGATGGGCATATTTCAATAAATAAAACTCCAAAGATTACTGGAAAAGGGCAAGTATATTTTATTAATAAATTTTTGAGGTAAAGAAAGGAGATGAAGAAAAATACACTGTAAAGTATTTCAAAAATGGGTAAATGTAATAATTTTTCCTAAAGATATAAAGTTAATAGATGCTATTGAAGTTATCCAAAAGTACATAGAAATGGAGGCTATAAATGGAAATAAAAGAAAATAAAAAATTTGCAAAAGTAAATATGAGAGATGTAATTAAACATAAAATTAAATGGGTATTTAAGATTTTATGGCTATGTCTTAACTATCCATTTGATAAATTATTAGAATGGATGTGATATTTATGACAGGAAAAGAAAGAATTGAAATTAAACTAAACCTAGCAAAAGAAAATTTAAAAGAAGCAAATGAAGAATATTACAAAATAGGAAAAGAAAATAGACCAGTTGCTGAAGGACATGCTTATGCAATGGTTAGATATTATCAAGGTGTAGTTGATACTTGCAAATTTGTATTAGAACTTTTAGAAAAAGGTGATTAAATGGGAGATTATAAAATCAGTGTAGAAGAGGCTGTTGCTTTATCAAATGGAGAATTAAATAAAGATGATGTTTATAGCTTAATTCAAGCTAATGAAGTTCCAGGTTGTATCTATATAAAAGATCAAGAAAAGGAAAGGGGGAAATATTTAATAATAAAACCACATTGGTTGAACTTTTTAGCAGGGAAAAGTTATAAAAAAATAAAAACATCTAATAGCACCGACCAAAGTTTATTAGATGTTTAGGTTAAAAGAAAATAGATAACTCTATTTTCTTGAATTGTACCATAAAAGGAGATGACAATGCAAGAATATGAAAATTTTATTTTTAACAAATCCACATCAATTATAAGTAGTGGGTTTGATATTAGTAAAAAAGAACTAAATAAAAATTTATATGAATTTCAAAAAGATATAGTTAGATGGGCATTAAAAAAAGGAAAAGCAGCAATATTTGCAGATTGTGGTTTAGGTAAAACTATTATGCAACTTGAATGGGCTAATAAAGTATATGAACATACTGGAAAAAATGTTTTAATTCTTGCTCCATTAGCTGTATCAACACAAACAAAAATGGAGGGGAAAACATTTGGTATTGATGTAAATATATGTGAAAGTCAATCAGATGTAGTTCCTGGAATAAATATAACTAATTATGAAAAATTAGATAAGTTTGTAGCAAATGAATTTGGTGGAATAGTTTTAGATGAAAGTTCAATATTAAAGAGTTTCACTGGAAAAATAAGAAATCAAATAATTGAAAACTTTTCACACTGTCCTTTTAGATTAGCATGTACAGCAACACCAGCTCCAAACGACTATATGGAACTTGGAAATCATGCTGAATTTTTAGGAATAATGACAAGAAATGAAATGTTATCAATGTACTTTATTCATGATGGAAGTGATACATCAAAATGGAGATTAAAAGGGCATGCAGATAAAATATTCTGGCAATGGATGGCTAGTTGGTGTGTATTTATTGATAATCCAAATAGTTTAGGATATGAAATAGATGGTTATACATTACCAAAATTAAATATATTTGAAATTATAGCTGATGGTACTGATTTTTCTAATGATAAATTGACTCTTACACAAAGAAGAAATGTAAGAAAAGAAACATTAAATATCAGATGTCAAAAAGCTGCTGATATAGTTAATAGTTCAAATGAGCAATGGCTTATATGGTGTAGCTTAAATGATGAATCAGCTAAATTAAAAGAGTATATAAATGAGAGTTATGAAGTAAAAGGTTCAGATAATTCAAAATATAAGGCTGAAACAATGATTAAATTTTCAAATAATGAAATAAAATCATTAGTTACAAAACCATCAATAGCAGGTTTTGGAATGAACTGGCAACAATGCAACAATATGATATTTGTTGGACTATCTGACAGTTATGAGCAATATTATCAGGCTATTAGAAGATGTTGGAGATTTGGGCAAGTAAAAGAAGTAAATGTTTACATAATTCTTTCGGCAAAAGAAGGAACAGTAAAAGAAAATATCGCAAGAAAAGAAGAGGATGCAAAATATATGCAATCTCAAATGGTAGAACTTACTAAGGAAATAACTCAAAAGGAATTACACTCAACATCAAGAATAGTAACTGAATATATACCTCAAATAGAAATGATATTACCAAAATGGGAGGAAATGATATGCAAACTTTAAATATATATGTGGCTCATCCTTATGATGGGCATGAAGAAAATAAAAAGAAAGTAGAAGAGTTTATAAAATTTTTAATAAAGAAAAATATTTTTCATAAACCAAATTTTATATCACCAATCCATAATTATGGATATTTATACAATAATATGGAATATGAAAAAGGGATAGATTTATGTTTAAATCTATTAAATGAGTGTGATATTCTTCTTATTCCAAAATTTGAAAAAATAAAAATGTCAAAGGGATGTTTAATTGAATTAGGATATGCAAAGCATAAAGGGATGGAAATAATTTATTGGGAGGATGTGGTGTCAATCAATGAAAGTAATTAATCAAATAGTAAAAGATAAATACTCAATATATCATGGAGATAGTGTAGAAGTTATACAAGGAATACCTGATAATTCAATACATTACTCTATATTTAGTCCACCATTTGCTAGTTTATATACTTATTCAAATAGTGATAGAGATATGGGAAATAGCAAAAATGATAAAGAGTTTTATAAACATTTTAGATTTTTAGTAAAAGAATTATATAGAGTTCTTATGCCAGGAAGATTAATAAGTATTCATTGTATGGATTTACCTATGATGAAATCAAAAGATGGAGTAATAGGTTTAAAAGATTTTCCAGGAGAAATAATAAGATTATTTCAAGAAGTGGGATTTATATACCATTCAAAAGTAACTATATATAAAGATCCATTAGTTGAAGCAACAAGAACCAAAGCACTAGGTTTATTACATAAACAATTATGTAAAGATTCAAGTTTATGTAGAAATGGTTTACCTGATTATATTGTTACATTCAGAAAAGATGGGGAAAATCCTGAAAGAATAGAACATCCTGAAGGTCTTACTAGATTTTATGGAGAAAATGAACCAGAAGGAATAAAAGGAGATAGACCAGAACCTGATCCTGAAAAAGTAAAAAAAAAAGAAAAATATAATGAATTGCCTGTTTATTCTCACCAAGTATGGAGAAGATATGCCAATCCAGTTTGGATGGATATTAGACAAACAAATACATTAAATAGAACAAAAGCAAGATCAGAAGAAGATGAAAGACATATATGTCCCTTACAACTTGATGTAATTGCAAGATGTATAGAACTATGGACTAATCCAAATGATATAGTTTTAGATCCATTTATGGGAATTGGAAGTACACAATATATGGCACTAAAAATGGATAGAAGAAGTTTGGGAATTGAATTAAAAGAAGCATATTTTAACCAGGCTAAATTAAATCTTGAAACATTAGAAGAGGAAAAAGCAAAAGTAAAATTAGAACAATCATCTTTATTTGAAGATATGGAGGAATAGATTATGACAGTTAAAGAATTAAGAGAAGAAGCAAAAAGTTTAGGACTTGTTGGATATAGTAAATGGAAAAAAAGTGAATTAGAAGAGCATATTGCTGCCGCACAAGCAGAGGTTATAGAAATGTCTAAAGAAGAGTTTCAAACCTCTCTATCAAGCTGTGGTGAAATATACGGCTATGATAATGAAGATGACTGGCATACTTTAAGAGAAAAAAGAATTGGTGGAAGTGATATAGGAGCAATTTTAGGAGTTAATAAATACAAAAGTATTATTGATGTATATATAGACAAAACAGAAGGAATCTCATTTGAAGGAAATGAATCAACTTATTGGGGACATATACATGAATCTACTATTATGAAAGAGTTTGGGAAAAGGCATAAAGAATTTATTGTGTATCAAGCCCCTTATTCTGTTATAGATGATTTTCTTATAGCTAACTTAGATGGTATTCTAAAAGATAAGGAAAATGGAGAATATGGAGTCTTAGAAATTAAAACCACAAATGCTTTTAACTACAAAGATTGGGATGGAGATGTTGTTCCTCAATATTATTATGCTCAGGTGCAACACTATTTAATGTTAACAGGTTATAAATTTGCGTATATAGCAGTTTTAATTGGTGGAAACCATTACAAAGATTTTAAAATAGAAAGAAATGAAGAAGATATAGAACTTATTAGAAATAAAGCTAGTGAGTTCTACAATGAAAATATTTTGAAATTAATACCACCAATGCCAGATGGCTCTGATGCATATATGAATCATCTGAAGAAAAAGGCAATGGATATAGAAAATAATGAAGTTATAGAGTTTTCTTATTTAGAAGAAAAAGCACAAAAAGTAAAAGATTTAGGTAAGGAAATTAATAATCTAAAAAAAGAGCAAGATTTACTCAAAGAGCAAATTATGCTCGAATTAATAAATAATAAAACACAAAAAGGAGTTGCTGGAAAGTTAAAATTTAATATCCAAAGCAAAAAAAGTCCTGATTTTGAGGCAATGGCAAAAGAAAACTTAGAACTAATGGAACAATATAAAGAGTTAGAAAGCAAGCATCAAAAAACA